TTTATTAGCATCAATTGCATCTGGTGTATCCATAATGCGAGCACCAGTCTTTGCAAAAATACCTTTGTCTCCCATTACAAATTTACCAGTTGTAGCATCTCTACCTACAAGAAGTGCAGGCGAACCATCCCATTTTGTTGTTATATTCATTGGAGACTTTGCATGACCTTCAAGCATATCGTAAAGAGCATATGCAATATTTAATGCTTCTTCAGCACCGTTATAACCACCATGTAAAACTTTATCTTCGAGATGATTTAAATGAACATTAGCAGCTTCATCTAATTCGATATCATCCGCGATGGCTCTACGCACTTTTGCAAGTTTATGGAAGTCTATACCTGTTTTACGAGCCAGTCGTGGCCCGCGAAATTTACGCTTCTGTCGTGTGTTTAATATTAATTCGGTGATTTGCATCGTCTAATCGTTTTAGGGCATTGCTAAATTTTTCTATTTTACCTGATCTAATAGCATTTAGAAACTTCTTTTGTAATTTATCAGAAGTTTCTATATCATAATTCTTTTCTAATAATTGCATAATATTATTAGCACTAATAATAACATGACTTGCTCGACTTTCAACAATTAAATCTCTATTCTTTTCAGGAAGAATATTATCAATTTCACTCAATATACTTTTTATTTTCATTACAATTACCCGTAAAATAATATTTATCTAAAAAAGATCTTTTATCTATCCAACTTATTCATATTCTGAATCATTTTTCTTAAATTTGATGCTTTAACTTCAGTAGTTCGACCAGTGTCAGATTCTTTATCATCTGTTACCGAACTTTTTCTAACTATATTACTATATAATATTTCAGATGGTTGTTCTTCTTCACCTTCTGGTAAATCACTAATCCGTAAACTTTCTATATTAAATTGCAAATCTACTCTTTGTCCAACACCACTACTGCTTCTAGTTTTCATAAATTGAAGTTGATAACGCCCTCTTTCACGCATTGGCGCACTTGTAAATATACCCATAACATTATCTGCTGTCTGAACTTTACTTAATCCGCCAGCAATATGGCTATGGTCAAATTCAATTTCCTCAACTGCTGTTCTATTTAATTGTGATGCTGTCACTAACAACATGTCTAATTCAACTGCTAAATTACGCAACTCTTCTGCAACATATTTGTCTTTAACAAATAAATCACTTGGACTTACACGTTTATCATTAGGCATCATTAAATCAAGATAATCAATTACAATTGCTTGTGGTCGCAATCCACTTTGAATTTCATATTCTTTAACATATGATTTAAGTTGGGATACATTTACACCACTTGGCAAATATACAATTTGCAATGCGCCTGACGTTTTATTAAGCATACGCACTTTTAAATCAACATCTTCCATATTTTTAAATAATGTTTTACTATTCATTCCAGTATTCATGCTATCCAATCGCATTGCTACTAGTTCCTCACTTAACTCTAATGTAACATAAACAACATTAAGTTTTTCAAGTGCCCAATTTAAAGCAAGATTTTGTAAAAATAAACTTTTTCCTGCGCCACTACCACCAGCAAAAATATTAAGTTCTCCTTTATTAAATCCACCAAATAACCTTTTATCAACTGCTGTCCATCCTGTACTTACTTGTCCATTGTTTTCCCTTAAACTTTTTAATCTCGCCAATGGATCATGGAAATAATTAGTTCCTAAATTTGTTGCTAATCCTACATCTGATGCTTCTTTAATTCTTTTTTCTACAGAATAGTATTCACCTTTTTCAATATCATCGGCACTTGCCAAAATTGCCCTTTCAAGTGCTTTAAACTTTGCAAAATCTTGAAACTCATCTACAAACCATTCTTTATGCCTAGCAGTTATATCTTTATCTAATTCTAATTGGACATTTGCTTTACCCTTAACTTGTTCAATTGTTGGCACACTATTATACTGATCAGCATGTTCTCGAATTAATTTAACCGCTGGCCGCAGTTTGTTATTAAAATATTCAGGTACAACTAAACTTTGTACACGAAGAAATAATTCTTTATCACTAATTAAAAAACTTAAAAATAATTTTTGTAAATCTTCTGTAAATTCTTTTGGCATTATGATGTTTTCTCTTTGTTCACTTGATGAACAAAATGCGGATCTGATTTTAATATTCTATCTATATAATTTAATAACTTAATAGTCATTATCCGTTTAGTACGCAATTGTGTTGCTATTGATTTTAATACTATCTGTTCTTTATAACTTAATTTCACTCCACAATTTCCTACAAGTTTACCATTAGAGGATGGGGGTGTGTCTCCAGTCTTTTTTTTCGGTAGAGTACCACCCGACGCATCAATTATATCTTGAAATTTTTTATTCTGAGTTTTTATTTCATCAATTTGGTCTTGAAGTTCTTTTACTTTTTTATATAAATCGCTAATTTGTGACATCTATATTCGCCTCTTTAAAACATTAATTTTTAATTGATTTTTCTCAATAGCACCAATTATATTCTTTAATGTAAACAACCGACCATATTTTTTTACAGCATCGGCTACATCTCTAACATCTTTATCCCATTCAGGAAAACTAACTGACCACCCATGTTTTATTGCACTTGCTATTAATTTTTTTCCTGCTGTGTCTCTATCTGGTACAAGCACTATTTCTTTATTAAAGGTATTTAAAAATTCTGCTTGCTTGTCAGTTACTTGAGAACCTAATAATGCAACACCATCAATACCTATTGCATCAAATGGTCCTTCAACTAGTATAACATACTTTCTTTCTTTTGTATACAATTGATCTATATTAAACAAATAATCTCGTTGAACATTGACATAATATTTTGGTGTAGTATCTTTATTTGGCTTAATATGTCTCGATACCCATCCTACTATTTTACGATTAAAATAACAAGGAACAATAATACGCCGATTCAAATCCATGTAAGTATCGGATGTCCAATAATAATCCCAATTTTCATAAATCCCTTTACCTCGAGACTGTAGATATAATAATACATCTTTATTTGTATCACCCGAAAGCAATTTAGAACCATTTGGTAATTTAATTTCTTTCCAATCTAAATTTATAGTACTAACTGGTTCGACTATTTCAATATCATCTTTTTCTTTTAAACTTTCAATTTTTAATTTCTTAACTACACTATCGTCAATACCTATGTTAGTTAATAAAGTAAGAAACCTTTTTCCTAATATACTACTTTGTCTATATCCTGTTGTATAACCACAATTAAAACAATGATAAGATATAACATTGTTCATACTAAAATTAAAACCGCCTCGACTTCTTGTATCTGGCCGTGGTTCTCCCATGCTAACACACATAGGGCAATTTAATGTCATCCATCCACTAGGTGAGGTTTTTTTGCCTACCAAACGAGATAATATTAAAGAATTTATCTTATCTATTAACACTAATATATTTTAACTTCTTATTAGCACTTTGTCAACGGTTCCGACGTTAGCACCGTCAGGAATATGAACTATCCTAAACCAATTTGTAGAAATTTCAAAATTACCTGGATCAACACCTGATTGTGATGTATAAACATTATAATCAATGCTTAGATTATCTGATTGTAAATCAACAACAAACCAATTACTTGGTGCTGTTAAATCATGGCTACCTTCAAAATAAAATAGTCCAGTATAATTTGTTAAATAAACTGCATACGTGTTTAATGATGATTGATAACTCCGATTTGGTTTTGCAGTAAACGCATTACTTTCATGCCGCGTTCCATTTATAGTAAATGAATCTACTACAACTGTATTAGCCGGATCTGGTAAAATATCACCAACCAATTCTAGTACACCAGTAGCAGTTTGAGATAAATCAGTATAAGCTACACTAGTATCACCTTCAACAGTTGTTATTATTACACTATACTCATACAATCCGGTATCTAAGTTAGCAACGTCATCTCTATTAAACTTTACATCAAACTTACCTTTATCTTGAGGATGCACAGTAGGAATTTTGTTTAACACAAGTACTCCGGTATTAGAATCAATAACATTAAATGATAATGTTACATTATTAATATTAGCAAGTCTTCG